TCAGGTGGCGACTTTAACCCATTCACTACCACGATTATCTTGATATTTTGCTGTCATCACTGCTGACTTATGGCCTAGCAACCGTTGGGCAAACTCCGTCCCTTTCTCTTCAGTATACAGCCTTGCGGACAGACTTCGTAATTCATGAAAACTAGGCGGTTCTTTTTCCCACTGGATGCCGGATAGTTCTCTCGCTTTAGCAAATCCCCTAGCCATCGTTGTCGTTGTCAGTTGAGTCCCAGTTTGTGAACAGATGATGTTATCGAATCTGCCAAACAGCACCTTACAGCGATCAACCGTATCCTTTAGGCTAACGCCAATTGCATTGAGAGTTAGGTTCAAGTCAATGACAAGTTTATTCCCCGTCTTTTTCTGCTCAATCCACAACATCCCATCACGAATATCTTTCCATTTTATCTTACTGATATCACTCACTCGTTGCCCTGTCATTAGCGCTAATTCTATGCTTAGCGAAATCCAAGGCTGAAGGGCAAGGGAGCAGTGGTAGATTTCTTTGTACTCGGAAAGAGATAAGCGTGACCTCTTAATCTCTGATCGGGGGTTCCTCGTCGCTTCTACAGGGTTGTTGGTAATGTGGCCATCAGCAATTGCCTCTCTAAAAATGTCTAGCAACGCAATACGCATTAACTTAGCCGTCGTTGTTTTTCCGTCTGCTGAGTATGAGGCCAGTATGGAAGCAATGTCCTTTGTCGTAATGCTCTCAACTGGAACGTTATCGATGATAGTTCGTAAGATGCGTATCTTTCCGTTGTACTCTTTCAATGTTTTGGGCTTTAGCCCTCGACTGTCTATAACTTTAGAATAATGGTCTAGCCAGTCATGAAAGAGCATTGAAGCTTCAGTGGACAACCTATCGACAAGCCTAGTTGATACACTATCCATTAGCTGAAGATTGGCCTCGATAGCCTGATTTACTGCATCACGCTTTATCTTTCCAAGCCCGTATTCCTTACCCGTCCGTGGGTCTCGGTAGCAGTAATATCCGTTATTTCTGACGTACAGATTTGGAGGCAGATCGCGGCGAGTGTGACTTCTGTTCCGTGCCATTTTTAATTCTCATCAGAAGAGTGCCGGGTGATTTTGTTGGCTGAGCATTCACGCGTTTTTCTGCGTCCTCGCGAACAAAGTATTGATGGCCATCAAATATTGGCGGTGGCCATATCTGACCATTCCGAGCCCAGCGGCGTATTGTTTCCATATTCTTTGGTTTGGGAAGCGTTTTGTTCCATTGCTCAAGTGTTAGCATCATTTATCCTTATCCGTCACTTTCATGCAGTAGCAAGACAGCACCATCCACGGCTTAAACCTGCCGCATAGTGGCGCTAACTATGTGGTTATTGAGAATGCGGCCTATGCGCATGGTTAACTGGCGCTGCATTTCTTCCGGCGCTTCCGGCTCACCGGGAGTACCGAACCCGGCAAAGAAATCACTAACTTCGCTCAGAATCAGCGTTCTAATATCTGTTAGTGATTGGCGAAATGGCTCGCTTACAGGTTGTGCTGAACGAAACATCTCAACGATTCGAGATAGTGAATTGAAGTTCATAAACGGAACCGCTTGATAGCCTTTCTCCGGCGTAGCATCGAATTCACGTTTAACGCCTGTTACTTCGCTTACTGCGTCCATGAGCTTATCGAATGAAACAAGTGGCGGCACAAGCGCTGAGGCAGGATGCAGTGAGCGAATTCCCTCTGCTATTTCTGCTAATGTCTCTGAATAATCACGCTGTGCATCGTTCCCAAACTCAAACGAGCCCGTGTCGCTATCATGCTGGCCATGTTCGTTGTCGTATGCTTCACGCTGTCTCTCAACCCACTTTGCTGCGGCTATTATGCCGTCACGGTAAAATGAAATTGTTGGCTCAAGCTGTTCTGGTATTACAGGTTGTGCATTGATAGCTGGAGCGAACTGATATTCTTTTAGCTGAGCATATGCTTTTCCATCTTTCATTCCTGCCTTTCTGTAAGCGTACCCGGCACAGGCGAGAACACTGCGAGGAACGGCGACTAAATCATCATCGCTAATGCGCTGGCGCTGCTCTGGTATTACAGGTTGTGCGGGTGCTGGCGATAATGCATTTATAGCGATATCTAATTTGTTTCGTATAGCAATCAATGATTCCGCGCTGTTGGATTTAACTATAAACAGCGTACCTACATCTTCTGTCTTAGAGCCGCCTAGCAAATCGGTATAGTCGGAAAGATTTGGGCGCTTTGGCTGGGGAACTGGTGCAAACGAAATACCCGCGTGACCGCTTTCAGGCCAATGTGTGTCACTAATTAGAACGTCACCATTGCCAAAGTTAGCGGTAAGAATTCCTGACTCATAAGTGAAACCTTGCGGCAGTTCAGGCTGTTTAGGTAATACCGGTGCTGCATAGAGAGGAATGCGTCTGTTATCAGAAACCTTGTCACCTTCTGAAATTTGATACCAGCCACCTTGTTTTTCGTGATAGAACTCACCAACTGGCTCCGCTTCGAGCGATGCCAGAAGCTGTCTAGCCATATCCATTTGTTCCGTTCGGTACAAAGGATTTCCCAATGGGTTAGCTATAAATTGCTCTAAACGCTCAGTTGTTAACTCAGACATACGACCACTCCTTTTCTGATTCTTTGCGGGCTTTCATCGCAGCTTTGTAGCTTGCTTTTGCTTCTTTAACCGTTTTGCACCATTCACCTGTTCCGCGTGGGCTGCGATAACGAATCAGGTCGCGGTTCTCCCATGAATGCCCGTATTCACGCTCGGGAGGCTGGAAGCCAAGAAACGCAGCAAAGTCGTGATAGCAGTCACCGACATCTAAGTAATCCTGATATCTGGCCTGCGCCTTGGTTAGCTTTTTGGGTTCCGGCAAACTATTGATCGCAATTTGTTTGCCAATTTCGGTTACAACATAAACAGTCCCGTCACCCCACATTTTTGGTGCTGCTTGTGCTGTCATATACCCAGCTTCGACTAGCTCGATAAGTGCGACGTTATCGCTATGACCATCGCCTGCTAGGTAGTGGTTTCGGTACGGCTCGCGCTGGTGCTCATTGATTCCGAGGGAATGACAGAGCAAATCAGTGTGTTTTTGCGTTAACTTAGTCATTGCTCTGCTCCTGCACACGCTTAAACTCGATTACCCAAACCCACGGATTGGACTGCCAGCTTTCATATCCATAGATGGACGCCCAAAGCTCTGCAAACGCCAGTTTCCCGCCAACTAATTTTTCTGCTGGGAGAGACTTTGGCGTTATCCCCTCAGAGCGAGCATCTTCTTCACTGATATCGTTCAAGCGCTCTACGTGTACATTAGTGATTTCAAGAAGAATGCGTGACGCCCAGCGCGGCATGTGAATTGATGGAACCCATGTACCTTCATACTTCATGTTGTCAGTGTGTGGCTTCCATTCGGCATCGTCGGGGATTGACCACAAACCGTAGTCTCCTTCTTTTTGCTCACAACTGGCTCGATAGATTCGAGCTCCAGCCGCGCCGCCTTCTTTAACTAAATTCTCATTCCAATCGATAGAGCAACCGTCTTCATTACCGAGTGCCGCCCATGTTTCACGAACCCAGATGCGGTCGCCAACATTGCCGTGATGGCATGGATACCAATAATCTTCTGCGTGTTCGCAATCTTCTCGCCACGGCCACAGCGATCCATCATCGCGCCCAGCAATTTCTTGAAAATCACATTTAACAATCCGGCGAGTCTGCGTTTTCTGTCCTGATAGAATCGCTCGCACCATCTCACTATTAAAAATCATGCCGCGCTCTTTGCTGTTACTGGTCATTGCTCTGCTCCCGAACTTTAAGCATCGCGTCTGCGAATCGGTAGGATTTAACAGCGACCGCTTGCTCGCTATCAGATGAGGCAATTAGCGTTGCCATTGCCATACCAGCGAAGTGATCGCGAAGCGTCATACCTTCGGTGCGCACGTTCTCGTTATGCCAGTTAGCTTCGGTTGTTGGGAATACAGTGATAAGACTGTGATTAGTCATTGCTCTGCTCCCATGTTTTTATACTCACCCCACAGAAAGGGCAGAAATTTAGCGCAACACCACACCCCACATATCCGCCAGAGTGAAGCTGTACAACGTCCGTTCCCTTCTCTCCTGTACGTACGTTCACGCGGTATGGAAGAAACAATCCCTTAGATTTTGCAGTTGGACTAGAACCACACAGCGCATTTTTTAATGGATCACAAGGTGCAATGTCTTTACCTTTAACCTGACATTTTGAACTAGTCACTAGGCTGCTCCCGCGCATCGATAGGCATATAACGAACAACGTGTGATGAGATGTTTTCTGCTGTGTGTTGGCAGATAATTACACCAGGAACTATGTCGAGATAAGCCATTGCGAATTTAGGCCATCCCTCGGATTGTTTTTGTTCGCTCATTTCACAAACAATGGTCATCATTGGGCCTGATGGTCTTTTGACGATTGCGTCGCGCACAAACTCAGGGATTACCAATCCCCACACCCACGGATATGAGCGGCGAGTTACTGGCTCTTTGCTGTTACTGTGCATCATTAATCCCCTTGCGAAGCTGGGCGGCGAATTTGTTGGCCTCTTTGATTACCGACTCAAACTCCTGCTTTAATGCACCGTATGCGATGGTGTCTGGATGCATGTCCTCAATCATGTTTGTGTATTTCGCAGCTAAAGCATCAACACCTTTTGCCATCAGCTCTCTGGTGAATGCGTCTGTGGCTGGGGTTTCTGGCAATGCGTCAGGAATCACTTCTGAGTAAACGCGATCCATCGCTGATTCCCATCCGTAGGCGCAAGCAGAATAGCCATCGCGCTGGTAGCCGTGGTCTTCAACGCCACATCCCATGCCCTGATCGTGATATTCTGGCTGGTTATCGGTATTGATGATGTATTCAAGAGCCTGTTTCTGCGCTGCATTCTCAGCCACCACATCAGCCAGCTTCTTCTCCAGCTCATCGCGCTGCTGAACTACTGATTCGTATGTCTCTATTGGTAGGTTGTTCATGAATATCTCCTATGCGGCATCGGCTATAAGCTCCATGCCGTACATGAATTTGGTAGGTTCTAGTGACTGACGAGTTTTGCCGTTGAAGCTATAAACGATGCTGCGGTCGGAGGCTGAAATGATGGTGTACTCAATGCCGCGCTTGCCGATGTAGCGCTGGCCAGCTTTTGGCTTGTGAATAACGATGGGCTTAGGTGGTGGTCGCTTTGGTGTGATTTTCTCGATAACAGCAGCTACATCGACATCATCTCTTAGCCGGTAAACCGTACCGCCTAGCTCGTCATTCCCCCACGGTTCCGCTGTTAGGTATTCCCTGATTGCGAAGAGGTGGTTGATTTGGATGTACTCGCAACTCTTTGTGTTGCGCCAGGTGTAATAAAGTTCTTTGTAGTTCAGCGTCACCCCGCCAGTAGCACCGCCGCCCAATAGCTTGCCGCCCACTGAGTTAAGTGCTCTGTGGAATTCGGTGATGTTATTGTCGGGGTTCTGGCTGAGGACGCGCAGGATGCTCTGCGGCGTCATGGTGGTTACCTGTTAGAAGAAGTTCTCATCTCCGGGATACTCATTGGAGTTGTTGCCTTGCCACTGACTAGAGGATGGTGAGCCTTTTGAGCGTTCGTCTTTATCGCTTAGCTGGGAAACAATCTTGTCGATTGCGGTAGGCGCTGCCCCGTCAATTTTTTCTGCAATGGTCTGTCGAGTGCTTGGAATAAAAGGAATGCGGATATCAAAACTAAAGGTATCAGTGCCAGTTGATTTCTTTGTTTTTAATATCTTTTGCAGCACCAAACCAACACGTTTTCCTGTGAATTCAGGGGCAATAACGTGATTTACAGCCAGCATTTTTTCTGTAATTTGCTGGACGCCAGCACATCCCATAATTGCTTGAACCATGTTTTGCCCAAACGTGTTTGGAGAACCATCCTTTTTAAATACACATACGCTCAAGTAGTTAACCTTTCGCCCATCGTCGGTTTCACCGGAAAACTCGATAAACTTAGCGTTGCTTTCGGTCGTATATAGCTTTGCCTCATCTATCGTGAGAATGTAATCCCCACTTTCTGTGATATAACCGCTCTGTCCTGCTGATACCGCCTGCTCTTGGTTATAAACAAATAATGGCTGTGTCATGCTGCATTTCCTTTGATTGAGTGAACGTTATTTGTGATCCCGTAGTATTCGCAAATTGCAGCGTCAACGGCTTGTAGGTCGTTTTCTATCTCTGGGCTATCAAACATGCCCATTGGGGATTTAACTGGGTCTGAACCGCTGTTCTGCGTGGTAAATAGGTATTGCCCATCCTTCACTGAAGTTTTCAGAACGATGGTGAACATGCCTTCTACCGTGATTTTTTCATCCAACATTTTCCCGATGGTTTTCATTTTCACTCTTCCCATCTGAGTTTCCTCAGTGTGTGACAGGAAGTAGATTCGTAGGTCATCAGGCGTTTCGTTAATAGCTTTATCAATGATGTTCCATGCGTGAGAGCCGATTTCAGTAAATTTATCGAATGATTTCTCATCAGATCGGCGCATGAACTCATTAGCCATCAGGTATTGGAAATCATCGATAATGACTATGGACTTACCGTATCCAGACGCCGCTTTTATCGCCGCGATGATTGATTGCCAGTTATCAGTAGTGAACACCGAGGTTGCTGGCTCGGACTTATTCCATTTTTTCCAACCGGCAGAACGGAAGGGGAGGGGCTTTCTTATTGTCTGGATGAGAAGTGTATTTTCTGGGGTAATATTACGAAGGCTTGTTGATTTCCCTGTTCCTGACTCACCTAAAATTAACGTTGCGGTACCCATAACCACCTCCTAATTAAAGTCACCAGCAAATTCGCCCAGAGTTATTCGTGGGCTTTCGTGTGTGCTTCCGTGCCATCTAAGCTCAGTCTCTGCTTGAGATTCATTCATCTGCTGCTCTAGCTCGCTGAACATTTTTGCGATGAATAAATCGTCCTCTAACTGTTCTTTATTCATGCTGCCGCCTGTCTTTCACTAACATCAAAACCAAGTCCATTCAGGTATTCACAAATAGTCTGAATATCCATACCCGCCAGAAGCTCTACAAGCTCTTTCTCGCTGTTTGGTAGCTCAGCTATAGAAACGCCTTGCAACTCCATAACGAACTCACCTTGACGCACTCCATGCTTGCTAGCGAACGATGTGCATGTGATGTTCATAGCGGATCACCTTTGATGAATAAGTGCTTAACTACCGGAAGTTTTTTAACCCAGCGCAGAAATCGACAAGCTCTCACCGCTTGGATTCGGCGTGGTTCTCTCATGAAATCAGTCATAGTTATTTGCTCCAGAGTGGTGAGAAGAATTGAGTGACGATACGAACGATACGGTCTAGTTGTGATTCGGTAATCTGAGAAGCGCCCATGAGAGCGCCGCCCGCGATGGCATAATTCATCATGGGTAGCTCCTGTAATTGCTTTGAATTTGATTAGTAGTTGATGCTGATAGGTGGGCGCTGGCCGGAGGCGGATAACGCTTTTTGATTCTTAACGATGGCACAAACACATTCCCGAGCTGCTGCTTCGCTTAAGCCAGTGCTCATAAGAATCGTCATAGCTGCATTATTGATTTTCTTCTGGTGAGCGATATTAGCGGCGCGGCGAGCTTCTTCATCCTTGATGCGCTTTTCTTCAGCTAATCGCGCCTGTTCTCTGGACTGTGCCGCTGCACGTTCACGCTGAATGGCTTCTTCTTTTTCACGCTTTGCCTTTTCCTCGGCGGCGATACGTTCACGTTCTGCTTTTGCTAAAGCTTCCTGCTTCTCGCGTTCGGCTCGCTGCTCAGATTCGATGCGCTCACGTTCAGCACGTTCCTTCGCCAATGTCGCTTCTCGCTCTCTGGCTGCTGCCGCTTCTATTTCACGCTTTGCAGCTTCGTCTGCTTCGCGCCGCGCTTTCTCTTCGGCCTCACGCTTAATACGTTCTTCATGCTCGCGTTTGGCTTGCTCGGCTTTCTGCCGTGCTTCTTCGCGTTCTCTGTCAATCTTCTCGTTCATGAGTAAAGCCATTTCATGGTCTGACTCATACTGAATGGCGCGTTGCAGGTCGATATTTTCATTCATTACCAGCGCTTCTTCATGCATGGCATTCATGGCTTCCTCGGCCTTGATACGCTCCTGCTCAGCTTCCCACTCTGTAAGTGGTCGACGAACCTCATCCTTAAGCGCATCGAGCCGCTCACGCACTAATCGCCGGCTTTCATCAATCTGCTTTGGCAGCGCCTTTAGCTCGGCAACAAGGTCTTTGCCAGCGTTGTCGATATAGGTTTTAGAACGGGCAACTTTATGTGCCATAGATGCGATAGCGTCTCGGCCTTTCTTTGTCGATAAGTCCGGTACCAGACTGCGAGCCTCTTTCTCGATAGCCTCAATAAGTGGGTCTAGCTGCTCTTGGCTGGTGAAGACCGCTAGAGCATTGGTCTTCTCAATGACGACTAAATCTGTAATCTCGCTCACTGGCGATCTCCTTTGTTGGTTTCATTGCAAAACGCCTACGCTTTGCGATGAATTGCGGGTATAAAAAAGCCCCTAACGAGAGGGGCAAAACGTGTCATCTAACCAGAGCAGTCATTCTCCAGTTATGAGCGGGATTGCTCACAGCAGATACTCAGTGAATACCTGCGATGTGCATTACTCGCCACGGGCTTTTAGCATTGCGTCTGCATATTTGTATGAGAGTTTTACAACCCACTCAATTTCATGGTCACTGCCTGTATCTGCAAAACTATTGTTGGCAATAGCTCCCTGCATCGCTTTGCCCGCGAAGTAATCGCGCATAGACATACCTTCCTGCCCCAGAGAACCGTCAGCGCCATTACACTGATAGTCTTCCCTTGGAAATGCCGGTCCGCCGTTATCACCTTTCATATCTATCTCCATTCTGGGTATAAAAAAGGCCGCCTTAGCGACCTGTGATTGTTTGTTGCCTGCTTTTATCCACATCAGGCGAGGTGGTTCCTAACTTTCCACAGTCAAGGAAAGCTGATACGTTGGTTATTCCACAGTCAAAGTAAGGAATTAGAAAATATGACAGCCGTTAAAGTAGAATTTTTGATAAAGGAATTAAGCGCAAGAGTTGATGAGCTTGAAGTTAACAATAAGGCTTTGAAGCATGCGCTCACTGCTACCTTTGCATGCCTGCCTAGCGAGATCACTCGTGAGACAAAAGGAATTCTGCGCGAATGGTATGAACTCTCTGTGAAAGGCGCTCCGGCTTCTGTTGTTGACTTTTTCGATAAGAGTCTAAAAGAGATTGAAACCGTTGTTGGTTCGCTGAAATAGCCATTAAATCTTCTAAGAACTGGCCAGCTAACTTCTTGACCAGTTCATCACGTTCATTCTCCATACCTACCTCTCTAAATTAAGGGAATGCTCTTCCCGCGTGATTTCTGCACCGCATGAATCTTGCTTCCAAGCGGGTTCGTGTCTTTGTACCAAATACGGTGGTTACTTCGTTTCACCTCAACCTCAAGCTCTTTAGCTGCTCTCGGTGTCGGTAGGGATAGTGCTTTTACTGTTCTCTCTGAGCCTCCAGAGAGGCTTATGCACTTAGCTCTCTGGTGAGATACTGCCCGCATAAGCTTTCGTATTTCTCTTGCTTTCATGGATACCTCCGAATTCTTTAGAGAGAATTAAAATATTGTGCTGAACCTTCCTCATGGCAAACTCACCATGAATCTCTATGGCCTTTCTGTTATATGTCTCTACGGCGGTGCGCTTATCAACAAACATACCTAGAGATATTTTTTCTTATTTACCGATATTGAAGCCATCCAGCGGTTATACCTTTTCGAGTAAAAAACACCGATATAACCCGTACGATTAGCTCTCGTTAAACCAATGCTTCGGTTATTCTGGTTTCTTGTAACCTCTCTTAGGTTTTTGATTCTATTGTCAATTCTACATCCGTTGATGTGGTCAATATGATCAGGTTCTCTCCCTGTCAGCATCTTCCAAATCACACGATGCAATGTATAGAGCCTGCTATTAAACCTCACATACATGTATCCATTTTTATTTAAAGTCCCACAGCTGTTACTTAACACCCGACCGGGTTTACGGGTTGCCCACCAGAGAAGGCCGCTATCTGCGTCATATCTGAATTCGCTCAATAACTCTTCTTGGCTAGGCAAGGGGATTCTTTTGATATTCTCGCCCATGTGCTTTTCTCCAAGTTACTCAGCTATACGAGCTATGACTCGTATAAATAAGTTTCTTTGACTCACACTCTCGCAGTGAGCGCGCTCATGCCCTTGAGGCCGTAGTCAGGGGTATCTCATGAATCCCTCACCTCTAACCGGAGAACGATTGGCGATCGTTCTGGAGTACCGGCACACCTTCTTCCTCGTTAACCCTAACCAGCGTGTGTGCAGTTCGACCTGCTTCTGGCTCACTCATTGGCGACTCGGGGCAGCATCATTACTGCTGCATTGCCTTTCGGCTGCGGTCTAACCGCTTTAGTGCACCATTTGGCACCTCCTATAGTTTTTTTGATGGGGACGAATCATCCCCGAACCTGATTGTTAAAGAGCTGGCGGCTTCCGGTGATCTGGTGTGCTGCCGTGTTGATGGAGTTAAGAATACTAGCGATATTTATATGTGTAAATACCTAAAGTATTCAATTGAGTTGAAAAATATCTTACGTATTGATTTTTATGTGTTTTTATTTTTTTAGAGGATTCGATTAGCAATTAGATGTTAAAGTAAGCAAAACAGGAGGGAGCATGGAAAAGAACGCGATCGGCTATAACGACCTATGCGAAGCGGTGGGAAAGGCAACGCTGAATTTAGTGTCTTACAAACAAGAGGTCACGAAGGAGTACATCATTTCGATGTTGGAATCTTTCGCTCAGATTGACTATGACGAGAAGAGAAGGGCTACGTACATAATGGCAGCGGAGGCAATGAAGGAGTGAGGGCAATAAAACCCCCGCTCGGTGGCGGGGTTATTTCGAGTCTTTAGATAGTCTTCCGTTCAATTCAGCCATGCTGCTTGATATGGCTTGAAGTTGTGCATTAATAGCAGAGTTATCAGTTTTTGCTTCTAGTCTAGATGACTCGAAGTGCGCTCTAGTGTCAGCGCCAAGAGCTTCTATTTTAGCTTCTGTATTAATACGTGAAGACTCAATTTTAGAATCGAGATAAGTAAAGGCAGTCCATGCAGATGTGATTACGATAGTGATAACGCCAAGTGACAACCATAATGCTGATTTGAAAGTCAGAGGAACTTTCAAATGTGGTGATTGATTACTCATCTGTTCCTCCTCGTATTTAATGGTTACGAACTCAGCAACAAACATACTGCTGCCATCTTGATTTTCTAGTTTAGCACGTTTGGCCTTTTTCCCTGATGACTTTTTCTTCTCATCGGTAGCCCAGATAAACTCATCAAAGCAACCGGAATTCATATTTTACCTTTTTCTTTTAATAATGAGCAGATTTTACCTGTATTGAAATACATTGAATGAGCGCAGATGTTGCACATAATTTGGAAGTTCCATATTCCTCTACCTTCTGAGTGAGGAAGCGGCATTGTAACAATCATCGGTTTTGTTGGGTCTTTTGATGATACTGGAACTGTAAAAGATGACTTGTGACAAACTGGGCAAACGAACTCAGGATCCTTTGATTGTGACTCTTCAAGGTGTTCCATCAGCATTTCCATTGTTACCTTTAGAGCTAGCTGTTCCGGCGTTATATTCTTAACATCAGACATAATACTTCCCTTTTTAAGCTTTAAATTTTTTCGTGGTTTGTTGTCATGTTAGCTATGGCTAGAACGTATCTTCAGGCCACTGGGCTTTGATGACCTTTCCGATAATGCGGCATGCTTCGTTACATGGAATGCTTTCATATCTTGGATTTGGGTTTAACGGCTCAAGCCAAGGCTTTCCACCTTCCCAAGTGAAGCGCTTGAATGTCACTTCTGTATCATTGAATACGCCAGCAACACAGAAATCCCCCGGATTCACATCTTCGTCAGGGTCTACGAGTATAAGCATTCCCTCGGGAAAGCTTGGCTTGCTCCCAGCAGGTGCAGTCATAGAGTGACCTTCCACAGTAAGCCAAAATGCTCTATCACTGGCCTTTCTTGTTGTGCTAACCCACTCTGCTGCATCTTTCTCAGTAAAGCTACCAACGGCACTGAAGGAACCAGCCTGAACACTGGTGAATAGAGGGTATTCATAACCCTTCATCACTGAATTGGCTGCTAATTCAGACTCGCTATTTGAGGCGGCATACTCGGCAACCTCCCTAGCAATAGCTGGGCTGAAATCAGAAATAGGAACTTGCAGGATCTTAGCAAATCCCGACGCTATAGGTGCATTAAGGGCATTTCTGCCGTTTAGGTAGTGACCAACTGCGCCCTGAGAGATACCGAGTTCGTCAGCAATGGTGTATTGAGTCACACCTAACGTTTTTTTCTTTGACTCATACAAAGCTTTCAGTCGCTTAGCGTCTTCAAGCTGTTCTGTCGTCAGTACCTTTTTAGTTTCCATACTCATATTGTAATAGCGATAGTATTTAACACGAAATATCTGGCGTATTGCGCTATATGAATACCTGTAGTATTCTTTCTGTGAAAAGAAAATGGAGTGAGCCTATGAACAAAATGACTTTAGCTGACTACGCCAAAATTCACGGACAGGCAAAGGCCGCCAGTGATTTTGGTGTGATCCAGTGTGCAATTAGTAAAGCTATTCGCGCTGGTCGTCATATTTTTGTGACAGTGCAGCCAGATGGAAGCGTTAAGGGTGAAGAAATTCGCCCATTCCCAAGCACAGCCAAAAAAGCCGAAATTTAAGCAACACCGCTCTTTATACAACCTGACTCAGGGATGTTTCGTCCCTAACCCCAACCACCTAACCGGTGGTGTAACTACTTATTCAACAAAGGAAGTATCACAAATGGAACATGCAAGTTATAGCAAGCGCATCAACGAAGTGGAGACAGAACTCCGCTGCCGGATGATGCAGAAGACTAACCGAGAGTTAGCAAAGCAAGCAGGGTGGCACGAATCGAAAGTAAGCCGCCTCAATATCCGCGACATGGCAACGATGTTCGTACTGCTAGAGAAGGTATGGGAAACCAGTTTGATTCGTGAGGTAGCGCGTCAGGCTGTGGAATCGGTATTGCCACAAAAGAAAAAGTCGCCAACTGCGGGAACAGCTGACGACTCTCAGATCACTATGAATTTTTGAGCTCATTCACAGGAGGTTAGTATGCAAAAAGACTGGAGATATGTCCAGCAAAGTACTCATAAAAGCATCATAAGAGATCAGTTTTTACGCTCGGTTAACTTGGGTTTTATTCAGAAGTTAAAGGCTTTGCTACCAGAGAAGAAAGCCAGTGAGGGTAAGAACGATGGGTAACGTTGCTTATGCGAACTTTGTTGATAAAACGGTCGTCAGGAGTATCAGGATGGAGAACCAGAAGATGGGGCACTTTGTCCTATTCAGAAGTCTCCTCTCCGCTGATTGGGCGCTTGATGTTGGTAAGTTGGCCTTATGGGTCAGGCTGATCGGTCAAGCCACTCACAAACCCCGTACAGTTAGTTTTAACGGTGTCGAATGGTCATTGGCGGCGGGGCAGTTAGTCACCAAATATAACCTGCTGTGTCGAAAATTACGCGATTCAGAAGGTAAAGAGAAAAGCCCTCAACAGGTTCGCCGAATGTTGGACTTTTTTGTATCACAGGGCATGTTGAGTTATTCAGGTAACCGCCATGGGACAGTGATATCAATCACAAACTATAGCGATTACCAGCTCATAGCTAATCAAGAAAATGGGAATGACCACAAAAATAGTGCCGAAGGTAACAAACCCAGTGCTGGCGCGGCTTTAAGCGGTATAGCCGGAGGTAATGATGCCGGAGGTAAATCCGGAGGTAATAGCGAAGGTAACAAACCCAGTGCTGGCGCGGCTTTAAGCCATTCACCAGAAGGTAACTCCGAAGGTAAGTGCGGAGTACATGAACAAGAAGTTATTAAACAAGAATTAAAACATACCCAAACCCACGATGTGGGCTTGTTGGATGTTAGCAAAAAAACACCCCGTCAAGCAGGAACCAACCCTCGAGCTAAGGGAACAAATCCAAGAGCCTCCATGCCACCATTTGACCGTGATCGGCTGAAAGAAACTTGGAACACCAAAGCTGAGAAATACGGCCTACCAAAAATCATTAGCGTATCGGAGACCGTCGAGAAAGGTCTCAAGCGCCTATGGAAATCTTATCTGAAGCAGTGCAAAGACCTAGGCGCTAAACCTACGGAGATAAATACGTTCCTGAACGGCTACCTAGCTCATGGATACACACCGACAAAATGGTCTTGCGGTGAAAATCCTGATGGCAAGAAGTACGGGATTGAAACAGCGCTGCGACAAGAAAAAATTGATGAAATTTTGACGAGGGAGGACTGATGGACAGTTACGAAGAGATTTTCCTTCCAGTTTCAGGCTATGAAACTTACTACGAAATTGGAAATTTTGGGACTGTGCGCTCTAAAGAGCGGACGGTGATTAAATCCAACGGTGTAAAACAGCCATTTGCAGCCAAGGTGATAAAGCCTGGAATTGCATCAAATGGGTATTTAACGGTTGCCTTGTGTGCTTACGGTGTTTGCAAAACGCATTGTTTACACCGATTAGTTGCTGAGCAATTTATTGAAAATGCAAATAAATTGGAAATTGTTAACCACATTGATGGTGTAAAAACGAACAATTATCACACAAACCTTGAGTGGGTTGATAGATCTGGCAATGAACAACACGCTTACAGGATTGGGCTTAAGGGTCTTGCTGATAAACATCACCGCTGGAAAGGGTCTGTCATTGCGACAAACATAAGCAGCGGTGAAAAAATCACCTTTAACTCTCGAATGGAAATTACAGCTGCTGGCTTTAATTTATCCAATGTCTCACAGGTAATTACTGGCAAGAGAAAAACTCATAAAGGATATATTTTCAATAGAGTTAACAAGGAGAAATCGCATGTTGTCGTATGATTTTGAAGAGCAGCTCATTGGCTCAATGATTATCAAGGGCGACCACGTTGATTGTCTTGAAATCGCTGGGAAGCTGCCTGTCGAAGCCTTTGCAAACTTCCACTTGCAGAACATGTACCGCGTCATCGTTGCGCTGCTGAACAAGTGCGAACCTATTGACCCGTTTACGGTTCAGGAAGGGGTATCTGGTGAGACTCGGGATCTGGTCTTGTCGGTATCTGCTCGCTGCAAGTCTGCTGCAAACATCAAAGCGTGGGCCAAGCGTGTTCGGCAGTGCTGGATGCTGCGAAAAGGTGAGGCTGAGTTAACCAAGGCGGCTTCGTTGCTTCGTGAAGCTGGTACTCATGACCTAAACGAACGGATCGCCGAAGTCAGCGGTATTTTATCGAACCTGCAATTCGAAACCAATGACCGGCTGCCGCGCAAGATTGGCGACCTACTGCCGGACTACATGGATGTTCTGGAGAAACGCATGAAAGGCGCTGAATCTGGCTTGTATCTCAAAACCGGCATTGAGCCGATGGATAACGAGTACGGGGGATTCGACCGCACTGACCTGATAATCATCGCTGGGCGACCGGGTATGGGAAAAACGGAACTGGCGATCAACATCGGCAACTCAATTGGTCACCAGAAAGGCCGCGGCCTAATGATTTCCATGGAGATGTCAGATATGCAGGTCGTCGAACGCCACGTTGCCGATCGGTCTGGGCTAGCTATCGGCGCACTGCGTAACCCTCTGGATATGATCCCCGAGCAGTTCACTCGACTAACGGCCGCCACCGGCATGCTTCAGGGAGAAGAGAACTATGTGCTTGATGAGGCGATGAGCGTTGACGAAATCATCTCACACGCCGAACGGTTGAACATGGACGGCGGCCTCAGCTTTGTTTCTATCGACTACCTCGGCCTAATGAAAAAACCAAAGGCAGAGCGTAACGACATAGCGATCGGAGAGATTACACGGAAGCTCAAGCAGTTCAGTCTGCGCAGCAAAGTCCCCATTATCTTGCTCTCACAGCTTAATCGCGGTGTTGAGACTCGACAAGATAAGCGCCCAACGCTGGCAGACCTGAAGGACTCAGGAGCGATCGAGCAGGATGCAGACGTGATTATCTTCCCGTACCGCGATGAGGTTTATCACGACAACAGCAACATGAAGGGGATCGCAGAAATCATCGTTGGGAAATATCGTTCTGGCCAGCCAAAGACTTTTTACATGGGCTGGAAGAATGGTCACTTCGTCAACATTGAACAGGATGAGGCCGCGCGCCGGTACGCTGCCAATCAGAATGACAACAAGCAAGCATCAGAGTGGAGATAGTCATGACAACCAGAGAGATTTTTCGTAAAGGGCAGATGGTGCCCAAAAGGCTAAGTATGGCCGTCACCCACAGGAAAGTGCAGCATAAAATTACGTTTGGTTGCGACACGATTATTTTCGGTAGGACGCTGAGTCCGGCTGTTATTGGTGACGGTCCAATTTTTAATTTACCAGCGAACATTTGCAGGGTTAGAAATAACAAAACAAAACAGAAAGTACCTGTGGTTTTTTTAGACATGCACTTTTCGTATTGCGGCGTTGGGTTGGAGGTTGCTGATGGCAAATCGTGAACAGTTTGAAGCGTGGTGCCTTAAACGAGGATTAAGTACAGATACTGATAGTGATTCATGGGGGCAGCAAAAATATAAATATGACCGCATTCAATGCATGTGGGAAGGTTGGATGGCAAGCCGAAATGCCTTAGAGATAAAGCTGCCTCCTGCAATCAACACTGAGGAAATCGGTGTGGCCATCTCAAAAGAGCGCACCATGGCGAGACTTGCGTTTGCTGGCATCAATGTTATCGAAGGAGACAAGAAGAATGTCTAAATATACAGACGTACACGACCTGTTAACCGCGTATCAAAAACAGGCTCGTAAAATACCTGCAAAGGGTGTTTACGCCTCAAGACAGCGTCAGATTGAAGTCCAGACAGCTCACGCACGCAAGATTATGCGCAAGCGTCGTCGGTCAGTCGGCAAATCAAATAAGCTCGGTTTTCGCTTAACGGCGGAAATACGCGCAGCACTGATTTGCGATATGAATTTCTGGGCGTTGGTATGCCGCTCTAACCGACAGAATGATATCAAGGTTAAGGGAGAGTGATGACATACGCACGCACATTAGTTGCCCTGAATTGGCTCAATTTCTACTTGGATATGTATAAAGATTGGATGGATTTAGTGAGCCAAAGTCGCCTGAAAAATCACAAGCATCTGTTTTTAAGAGTTGCACTAAAACGGAAGTGCGAAGGGATTGTCACGCATGACCGAATTCTCATAGAAGGAACATGCAGGAGGTAGTTATGAATAAGCAGGCCTATTTCCTGATAGACCGACACCGACAGCAAAACGCAATCCAGTTCATCCAGTCACTTCCAGTTAATCCAGATTCACCCTTCGTAGTAACAATCCAAGAGCGAACCAGAACCTTAGACCAGAATGCGCGTCTATGGGCAATGCTGAACGATATTAGCGAGCAAGTCGTTTGGCATGGTTTAACGCTCAGTAGTGAGGATTGGAAGCACATATTCACCGCATCACTCAAAGGCCAACGCTCGGCACCGGGTATTGAAGGTGGTTTTGTTGTACTTGGTCAATCAACTAGCCGGATGACTGTGGGTGAAATGCGCGACCTGATAGAACTGATACAGGCGTTTGGTGCAGGGCATAACGTTAAGTTCGGTGATGATGCCATAGCCGCGATGCGCTGGGCTCAACAACACAACAGGAGTTCAGCAGCATGAGCAAATTACCACGCAATTTCGGATGGGACAGGCACAAGCTATCCACCCTCACATACGAAGAATTAGAAAGACTTGAAGCAGATGTGAAAGAGAACCATGAGTGCAGGGATGGGATTTATATCTACGATGCCGCGGGAAGAAAGAAACTGGATGCACTCAGTTGGGCTGTCTACTACAAGAACAAGTCCGATCGAGCTGCCGACCCCGAGCCACCGGAGGCCGCATGAAGCGAACGTGGTTCACACACGAACCCATGACCACAGAAGAAGCTAATCAACTACTCGATAGATACAAAAACAACGGAGTGCAGGCCACTAAATCACTATCAGCAGACAATCGTCATTGGTTCGTTCAAGCACTTCTCCCTGAATCAAATTACCTACCTAATTCAAAAATACAGACATCCAAAATCTGGAGATAGACATGGCTGATTACAGCAAGATGAGTGACTTTGAGATTAATAAATTGGTTGCTTCATCCCTAGGAGGCTTTGAAAGCGAGGATATTTTCGAACTACAGGGAGTTATCTTCAAAAGGCACGGAAAGTATCAGTATTCGGTCTTCGACCCCTGCAACGACCCATCAGAAGCATGGCCTATTATCCTAAGCAATCTCATCGCACTTAAACCTGTGAAATTGTACGTGGGTGGGCATAGATGGTTTGCCTCTAAAGGTGATGGAGATTTCGGACTAAAGTTTGCCGATGATAACCCACTACGCGCCGCCATGATCGTCTACCTGATGATGAAGGAGAGTGAGAATGGCTAGGCGTAAATGCGCAATCTGCCGAGAGTGGTTCATTCCACGCTTTCAGAACGAACGATGGTGTTGTCCTGAGCATGGGGCAGAGTTGGGCGTCAGGCTGAGCCTAAAGAATCGAGAAAAGGCGATAAAGGCGTTAGAAGCAAAGCGAAGGCAGGAACAGAAGAAAAAGAAAGACAAACTTAAAATCCGTAAATTAGCAGTAAAACCCCTCAGTTATTTCGCAAAACAAGCCCAGACCGAATTCAACGCCTATATCCGAGAACGAGACTCAGCGGAGCCATGTATCAGTTGCGGGCGTTTTCATGATGGGCAATACCACGCAGGACACTTTCGCACCGTTGGCGCTAATCCAGAGTTGAGGTTCGATGAGGACAATTGCCACAAGCAGTGCGCCCCATGTAATAACCACCTCTCGGGAAACATCGCCGGATACCAGCCCAATCTAATTGCGAAAATTGGCACTGAGCGGTTCAACAGACTTATGGGGCCTCATGAGGCTCGTCATTACACGCGGAAGGACTTTGAGCGAATTAGAGACGAGTACAAAGCGAAACGTAAGGCGTTAAATCAGGAGGCAGCGTGAATCTTAAAGAAGCAATTGCTACTGCGCGAGAGCGGCGGCGCAAACGGGAAATGACTGGAAAGGGAGATCACTACTCGGTCGTTCAGTTCAATACCGGTCTCCAGGTATTCAGAAACGATAAGTTACTCAGTGTACACAAGGTCGTATTTGACACTCATCGCGATAAGTTTGGTGGCGTAGTTCATCCATATGAGAGGGCAGCATGAGACCAGTAGACGCAATATACACACTGCCCATGGTATTCAGACAGTCAGATCTACGACGACTCTGGTGCCGAGGGAAGAAGACCATCACACCATCACAGCGAGTATGGACGCGCTATATGTTGTCTCTCTGGGGTCATTACCTCGGTGGCGATGATGCCCCATCAGGCTGCGTTAACGTAATTGGGCGCTTGATGGTTCGTTCCGAGTGGAGCGAAACACAGTCAGAGCGGATCGTTGAAGTGGTTAACAGTCTTCACAAGCAAGGTTATCGAGGTGAAGAGTTGTTTAAAAAGTCCCGCGAAATTGTGATACCAGCAGCCTCAGCAAGCAACATCATCGCTCTCGCCAAAGAATCAGATGATGCCGCTTTTGTTGAGTCAGTCATGAAGAAAGCAATCAAGCGTGAAAGCCCGATCCGCGATGTCGCTATTAAACGATATTGCGACCGCAAATGCCCGCAAGACATTGCACGGATGATTTCATACACCACCGGTGCAGATGTTCAATTTTGCCGAAAGCGGGTTATCTGGTGCGAAGAGATACTGGAAGAGGAAATGTACTATGCAATGAAGCACGCAATGGAGAAGGAAATACTTCAAAGTGCAGCATGAGTAAAAATATTTTCTATTTCTCTTGATTTTGGGAAATGAAAGTGTATATTTTAGTGCATGCTCGGGAGCAAAAGCGAAAGAGCGCAGTAACAAAGAAAAGGCTGGCTTAATCGCTGGCCTTTTTAGTTTTCAGCACATCACTCAGCGAAGAAGGGATAGCCCGGAGCGTTTGGTGTGCTGCACAATCAAATTTTAAGCCTCGCCACTGTGCGGGGCTTTCTTGCATTTAGCGTCATCCAAAACCAACCAACCGCACTCACACATCCTCTAGATTGGCATGGATACGGGTGACGCTATTCCCTACACACAATAAAAGCGCCGTTCCCTGCGGGGAGGTGGATATGCGTATGCCATGGAAAAATGAACCAAACATCATTTCCATGCTTATTGCCTTTGGTATGACTCTCATCGGAGCCGTGGCCAGTTACTCATTCAAGGTTTTGAACGGTGAGGCATTTAGCTGGAGAACATTAGTACTACAGATAATTGTCTCCATTTTCTCAGGGATGATCATGATGATGGCTGCTTTGCACTATGGCTGGTCTGCTGAGGTGATTGGTGCGGCATGTGGCATGGCTGGATGGTCTGGGGCCTCGCTAATTAAGGCCATTGAGCGCCGAATGTTAAACAAAGCATCTGGAGGCATTGATGCGAGCAAGTGAGAACGGCATCAACCTAATCAAGCAGTTTGAAGGCTGTCGATTAACTGCATATCAGGATAGCGTCGGCGTCTGGACTATTGGCTATGGATGGACGCAACCGGTAGATGGAAAACCTGTTGGAAAGGGTATGACCATTACCCAGCAGAAAGCTGATGACCTGTTAAAGCAAGGCGTCATCCAGTACGAGGCCGGCGTACACGGTCTGGTTACTGTGCAGCTCAATCAGAATCAGTACGATGCGCTCGTCGATTTCGCTTACAACCTCGGCGTTAACGCGCTGAAAGGCTCAACCCTGTTGAAGAAACTCAACGCTGGCGATTATGCCGGTGCAGCTAACGAGTTTACAAAGTGGAATAAGGCGGACGGTAAAGAGTTGGCTGGGCTAACGCGGAGACGTGAGGCGGAGAAATCTCTGTTCCTGTCATGAGCAGAATCACTACCGTCCTATTAACTCTTCTCGCACTACTCGTTGTCGGCATTGGCGTACTTTGGCACAACAACGGAAAGCTGAACGAGAAAGTTAGCGATCTGGACGCCAGCCAGAAGAGCGCAGAGACCATCACTAAAAACGTCCTAAACACTGTCACTCTATTCAACCAAATCTCCGAGGCCAACCAGAATGCAAAAGCTAAGGACGCATTGGAGTCACAGAGAGCCGAGAATGACATCAAGGCTGCTATTGCGACTGATGATTGCGCTAATCGGATTATTCCTCCTGATGCAGTTAAGCGGCTGCGGGAATACGCGGACGGTATACGTTCAAGCGCCGATAATCCCGCTACCTTCTAATCTGACCGCTGAAACGCCAAAACCCAAAGTACCGAACTCAATGTCATGGTCAGATAGCCTTCTGCTAAATGCCAGACTTTATTCAGCATTAGAGCAGTGCAACATAGACAAATCAGACATTCGCAAAGCTGAATTAGCCAGACAAACAAACACCCAATAGAGCCTCACTTCGGTGGGGCTTTTTTACATCTGCATTTCACCGCGCTTTCACCGCGCATCGTAAACCCCGAAACCATTCACAAAAGCGACCTCTGAGAACTCCATCGAAGCATGGTGCGATCGGGTATGGGCGTTCTGGTGAACAGAGGTTTCTTTTTTGAAGGTATTCGCCATGCAATATCCAGTAAATGATCACCCAGCAATTATGACCAGTCTTGAAATTTCAGAACTGGTAGAGAAACGACACGACAATGTTAAAAGAACAATCGAAACCCTCGTTGAAAGGGGCACGATAGCTTCTCCTCAAATTGAGGAAAAGCAAACGGCAGGCAGACCGGTAGCTGTTTATGTATTTGAGGGTGAAAGAGGTAAGCGTGACAGCATCATCGTAGTCGCTCAGCTTTCACCTGAATTTACTGCCAGACTTGTCGATCGCTGGCAGGAACTGGAGCAGTGCTTAAGCCATCCGGTCAGAATCCCGCAGACATTGCCGGAGGCGCTTCGTCTTGCTGCTGACCTTGCTGAACAAAACGCAGCTCTCGAAAATAAGTTAGCAGTAGCAGCGCCAAAGGCTGAATTCGTTGATCAGTACGTTGAGGCATCCGGTCTGATGGGATTTAGAGAGACAGCGAAAATTCTGAAGATAAAAGAAAACGATTTCCGCCTGTTCCTGATTGATAACGGGATCATGTACAAGCTGGCTGGAAAGCTAACGCCATACTCACAGCACCTTGATGCAGGCCGATTCGCTGTTAAGACGGGCGAGAACCAGCATAACGGCCACGCATTCACTCAAGTGAAATTCACGCCAAAAGGTATTCAGTGGATAGCTGGGCTTTGGGCTGCCAGCCAGTTACAAGGCAAGGCTGCCTAAGTGCAAATAGTTAGAGAGCCACTTTCACAACGGCTCTTACCAATTCCCCCGACAAGGAAACAGATTGCATAACCCCGAAAGGATGGTGATCCGATCTTGCTGACGGGTAAGCCGTAAGTCAGTTAGCACCTCTGCGAAGCGTGGCGAGTCTGGCTAACCAAATCAAATTGCGTAGGGTTGTCGCAGCATCTCTGTATTAGCCACAACCAGTTTCTCTCCTGACTGATAGCGTACAGAGACATCAATAACGACCAATGCCGAGCGAATACCACTCGCTCTCATGGCGGTAACATGAACCGTGGCAGAAGAATCATGGAGCAATGCAGTGTGTTTTCACTGAGAGCACACGATATTGCAGCATAAGTTCACATGGCGCCCGAGGGCGGATACTCAAAAATCAGAGGAATGTTCGCTTATGGCTGATAAGTACAACGTCAAAGCAACAAAGAAAGACGGAACCACATACGAAGGCGTCATGACAACCAAAGAGCCAAGACTGGTTAACGGTCTATTTGCTATTGCAGAACATGGCGGCTCATGGACATACATTCAGCCGGATGAGTTGAGTGAAATCACATTCAAGCCGGTAGTGGAAGAAGATAAAGCGCAGGAATAAATTGATGGTTAAACCAGATTGGGAAGCCATCGAATCGGCTTACCGTGCTGGTTTGATGTCTATCCGTGAAATCGCCTCACAACATGGTATTACTCATGGGGCGATAAATAAGCGGGCGAAGAAGGAAGGTTGGGAGAGAGACCTCAAGGCAAAGATAAAAGCTAAGGCCGATGCACTGGTATCCAAACGTGAGGTATCCAGACAGGTATCCATTGAAACGGCTACCAATGAACGGATACTTATTGAGGCAAATGCTGAGGTAATTGCCAATGTCCGCATGGCTCACCGTGGCGATATCAAAAAAGCCAGAGACATCACCAATACTATCTTTGATGAGCTTGGCGCTGAATGTGCTGATGTTGCATCACTGCGTAAACTCGGCGAGTTGATGATTAACCCAGATGAAAATGGGAAGGATAAGCTCAGTGAGATTTATCACTCAATCATCGGTATGCCTGAAAGAGTTAAAGCAGCTAAGGCTCTCAGCGAAACACTGAAGAATCTAATCGGCCTTGAGCGTCAGGCGTACAACATTGACGAAGAGCAGGGCGACAGCACCGTTAAGAAACTATCTGACCTAATGGACGATCTGTCTCAGGGGGCGTAATGAAACCTGAGCATATAAAACTGCTATCCAATAAACACTGGCGGCTGAACAATCTCTACTGGATCACCGATAAAGAAGGCAAGCCAGTTCGCTTCAAGATGACGCCGGAACAGCTCGAATACTTCGAAGGTATCCACACTCGCAACATCATCCTGAAAGCTCGACAGCTTGGTTTTACGACTGAGGTATGCATCATTCAGTTGGATGCAGCGTTGTTCGAGTCAGCCAAGTGCGCGTTGATTGCCCACACTCTGAATGACGCCAAGCGCCTGTTTAGGGAGAAGGTTAAATATGCATATGACCGGTTGCCAGATGAGATAAAGGCGGCAAATCCAGCAAGCAATGATGCTGCCGGTGAGCTGGTATTCAGAAAGGGCGGATCGCTCTACGTTTCCACCTCATTCCGTGGCGGCACACTGCGCTACCTGCATGTTTCCGAGTTCGGGAAGATATGCGCCAAGTATCCAGACAAAGCCCGTGAGATTGTCACTGGTGCTTTCGAAGCGGTATCCACTGATTGTTTCACGACAATCGAGAGCACCGCTGAGGGGCGCGCTGGCTACTTCTTTGACTACTGTCAAACGGCAGAGAAAGCGGCGATTCAGAAGAAAGCATTATCTAACCTCGACTGGAAGTTTTTCTTCTTCTCATGGTGGAAGAATCCACTCTATGCCATCGACCCAGTAGAACAGCTACCAGAACGACTTTGCGAATACTTTGCTGAGCTACAGGGTAAGTACGGAATAGTGCTGAATGAGCGCCAGAAAGCGTGGTATCTCGCGAAAGAGAAAACGCTCGGCGACGACATGAAGCGTGAATATCCTTCGATACCCTCTGAGGCATTCCAACAATCAGTTGAAGGCGCGTATTACGCCAAACAATTCCGCTGGCTGTACGAGAATGGCCGAATCGGCAAGCTACCAGATAACTCACACCTACCGGTTCACACATTCTGGGATATCGGTGTGGGCGACTCCACGGCTATCTGGTTCGTGCGTGAAGTTGGTGAAGAGTTCCATGTCATCGACTACTACGAGAACTCTGGCGAAGGTCTGAGGCACTACATGAAGGTGCTGAAGGATAAAGGCTACGAGTACGGCGAACACTGGGGGCCGCATGACATAGATAACCGTGAGTTTGGTTCAGATGCGAAGTCTCGCCGCGAGCTGGCCAGAGAGGGCTATGAGATTGACGGGAAGATGTACACGATGACATTCAAAGTCGTGCCAAAGGTTGGTGTCGATACCGGCATTGAATCCGTCCGTGAAATTCTACCGCGCTGCATTTTCGATGAAGATAAGTGCTCAGAAGGCATATCTCATCTGGAAGGTTACCGCAAAGAATGGGATGACAAGCGCGGCTGCTGGAAAGATAAACCACTTCATGACTTCACCTCACACGGTTCCGACGGATTCCGTTATTTCGCAGTAGCGAAGAACAACCACAAACAAACTGGCGCAATATTCTTCTAAGGAGCACTCAGTGAGTGATTTAAATAGCGGGGAACAATTCCTTGTTAATGCCCTTGCTGATGCTATAGGTCGGCAGCGCATGCTATACGCGCATGGGCCAAACGGTAACACCAAGCGTACCAAGTTGTGGGATGAGTTCGGTTATCCCGAAACGGTTAACTTTGATAACTACTATCGAGCCTATGAGCGCAATGCCGTTGCGCACGCGGCGGTACATAAGTTACTTGATTCGTGTTGGACTGATAACCCGACGATTATCGACGGGGCCAAAAAAAAGAAGCAGAGGAAACCACCGACTGGGAAGAATCGACAACTAAATTGCTCAGCAAGCATTGGGCAAAGTTGAAGGATGCCGATCGCCGAAACCTTGTAGGTCGCTACTCTGCCGTCCTACTTCAAATCAAAGATGGTAGAGAGTGGTATCAGCCGGTTGATAAAAATGTTGTTAAAGCTCTCGGTGATAAGGCGCTTGTTAAGCTAATCCCAGCATGGGAAGCGCAGATAAAGCCCGGCAATTTCGATATTGATACGCAGTCAGATAGCTATGGTCAGCCGGTCAGCTATAGCTTCAATGAGCAGCCTGTTGGCGATGATGGTACATATGGAATTGTGCGCAGCGTTACTGTCCATCCTGATCGAGTAATCATTTTGTGCGAAGGGTCAGAAGATGAAAACATGCTTGCCGGCGTACCTCTGCTTCGTGCTGGCTTCAATAAGCTTCTGGATATTGAGAAGACATCAGGGGGCAGTGCGGAAGGATTCCTCAAGAACGCCAGCCGTCAGCTAGGAATTGAGTTCAGCAAAGAAACCGATATCAACTCCCTCATCAAGCAGGCTAAGGATGAGGGTTTCGATAAGCTCGGCGACGCAATGAACGAAAAGATACGTCGCATGAATAGCGGTACTGACTCCGCTCTGGTTATGCAGGCAGGTCAAGCATCTGTCCTGTCTGTTGCAGCCGCCGATCCCACGCCTACATGGACGGCAGCGGCCAATGAATTCTCAGCTTCCATTCAATGCCCATTCACCATTCAGTTTGGCCAGCAAACAGGGCGACTGGCATCTGATGAGGACAAGAATGAGTGGGCTAAACGCTGTAATGGTCGCCGCTGGGGATTCCTTACTGACTACATCTCTCGCGTAATTGAGCGGTTCTGGGTGCTGGGAATCATTGAGCCACCAACAAATGGTGAAGTTTCTCTTGTCTGGTCTGATTTACTTGCACCTAGCGAGAAAGAGAAAATCGCAAATATGCAGGCTATGGCGGATGTTGCACAGAAAACACAGCAAGCATATGGAACCCCAGCCGTTGACGCTAACGAGGTTCGTGCCGTTGGTGAGCTAGAGCCAATTAAAGAGCCAGATACACCAACCGGCGCTGACGAATCGGCCAAAAATATCGATCCGCTGACAGGTGAGCCAATTGAACAACCAGCCAAAACCGGGCAGCCCGATAATTCCGCGCAACAAAGCTGATCCGACACAGTCATACCGCGCCGTTAACCGGATGTACCGCGATATTGAGCAGCGTTATTACGATATTAAGGTGGAGTTGAAGCAGCTGTTCGATATGCGACTTACTGGGCGCGAGCGTGCAAGCAATTCGATGTACGGTTATATCCTCGCTCGCAACGGTAATCATCCTGATACCCTCTATCAAGTAAATGCTGGCACGTACATCTACGATATGACGGCGGCTCAATTAGCCGACTTGTTGCAGGTGGTGCAGACGATACTGGATGATCATCTGCTTGAAGGTGGAAGCCAGAACCTGTGGGCGCTTGATTATGTTGCCGTGGAATACCAGCGCGGCACGTTGAATGCTTATACCAACCTTTCAGTTCAGTCACCTATCTATGCTAGCCAGACGACGCTGCAACAACTTTTAAGCAGCCCCGCGTACCAGAATCAGATTGCATCTGCCTTTGTGTCTACGTATAGCGACTGGAAGCTTGAGAGCGATAAGGCCCGTGGAGATCTAGCTAACATCATCGCCGATTCGATTGGCAGAGGTGTTAATCCGAGAGAAACAGCATCGATAATCAGCAAGCGCCTTGATGTCAGCATGTCCAGGGCCAAGAACATCGCACAGACTGAACAGGTCGGTGCGTTACGAAAGGCTCAGCGACTTGAAACAGAATGGTCAAGAGACAGGCTTGGACTTAATACGGCAATGCTTCACTTGTCAGCGCTAAAGCCGACAAGCCGATCATGGCATGTAGCAAGACACGGAAAAACATACACCCCGGAAGAAGTTGAAGTGTGGTATTCGGAAGGCTCTAACCGGTTCAATTGTTACTGTTCCCAGATACCAGTTTTACTTAACGACGATGGCAGCATTTACAACGAAGGTCTGGCCAAGAAACTGGACGATGAACGTAAGAAATGGCAGCCGCCAGAAAAAGAAAAGGGTCGCAAATAGCGGCTTTTTATTGCCTGAAATTTACTAGTGAGGACTCAGCATGTCACGCAACTGCGTAAACGTGCTGTCGGTCATCAACTCCGCTTCAAACATCACCACCGAGACAATCAACGGCAAACCACACATTGTGGTTCGTGGAGTCACGCCCATCGTTGACGACATCGTGATGAACCGGAAGTTGTACCCGGCAGCAGAAATCGAAAAGAGCTACAAGTCGCTTGAGCGCAACCCAATGCCGTTTGGTCACCCGAAGATTGATGGTAAGCATATCTCGGCGCGTGATGTTCAGGCAGTTAATGATTACCACGTAGGTGCTTGGTTGCAGAACGTAAACCGGCAGGGAGGTAAGGTCACTGGCGATATGTACGTTGACCGAAACTACGCTGCCAATAGCGATAACGGGAAGCGACTGATTGAGCGACTCGATGCTATGGCGGCAGGTCAGAACGTCGAGCCAGTGCATATCTCAACGGGCCTACTTCACAAAGAAATTACAGCTAACGGCGAATCGAAAGGTAAAAGGTACGAGAAAATCGTCACAAATATGGACTTCGACCACGTTGCTGTGCTGCTCGACCAACCCGGCGCTGGAACTCCAGCAGAAGGAGTTGGCATCTTCGTTAATGCGGAAGGCGACGAGCAGGAGATTGAAACCGTAAATCTCGCTGATTCAGATGTACCAGATCACCAAGACCCCGCACTTAAGCAGTTCTTTAACCAATTCATGGCGTTTTTCAGCGCCAACAATAAGCACGTAAAAGAGGAAACAAACCCGATGAAAGAACTCATCACTAACGCGCTGAAAGCGAAAGGCAAAGAGGTCGAAGGCAAGACCGAAGCTGAGCTGATGGATGCGTATAACCAAATGGTCGCAGAAGATGCTAAAGCGAAGGCTGACGCTGAAGAAAAGGCCAAAAAAGAGAAAGAAGAGGCTGATAAGAAGGCCAAAGACACCGCAACCAACAGCGAACAAGCGCCAGCATGGTTCAAGCCATTTGCTGACGATCTGGCAGCTGTTAAGTCGGGGCTTACTGCTAACGCCGATCAGGAGCGCAGCTCAATGCGTTCCGCAGTTAAAGCCAAGTTCAACATGACAGATTTGGCGGTCAATGCGCTTGATGGTGAGCCATTGAAGGAGCTTTACGCTCAATGCCAGACCTCAACTGGGCTTAGCGGTGCATTCCGCCAAGTGAACAGCAATCAATCATTCAGCGAAATGCCGGAGTAAAAAATGGCCAAAGACGGAAAGCACGTAATTCACGCAGGCGGTATCTTTGCGAATCCTCAACTTCACCGCGAAGGCGCAGCGGCTGCCGATACACCACCGGGGACGATTGGCTTCTTCGACAACACTTCGAAGAAATTCACGGCATCTGTAGATGGTAACGAAGCGGCGATCCTCTACGTAGCCAACTATGACTATCTCCGCTGCAAAACTGTGGATGATGTCATCAAGGCTGGTGATTGGGTTGTTGCAATGCATCCAACCCCCGGAGTTTTCTTCAATGTGCCAGCCGCAGCGGGTACGTATACCAAAGGGCAGCCTCTTTCCATTGCCAATGGCCGAGTAAAAGCTGTAGGCGCTGATGAATCTGTCCGCTGCTTCGTAGAAGAAGACCGCTCATACACCATTGCGACGGCAGGTGATCTCCTGCGCGTAGTTATTAAGTAAGGAGAACCTAATGTTTGTATTTTCCACTAAACAGGCGACTGAAACAGGGAATCTTGAGGCCAACATGGCTCAGTTCAACGAGTTGAAGTTTGCTCGTAATTCCAGTGCTCAGGCAGTGGCTGATTTCATTGCACGTACTCGCGTACGCGGTGAAGCCGCCAATGCTCCTGTTCTTGATGCAGTGAATGCTGTCGATGATATTCGTCGCCTGTATAAAGCGTATGACCAGACCGTGCTGAAAGAGTTTGAGCCCAACACTGAGTTCACCCTGCTGAACGATCTGATGCCATTGTCCCGCTCGGTTCGACTGGAAGAGTCTGTGTATGAATACGCTCGCACCGGTGGCCGTGGCTGGGCTCATACTTCTATGTCTGGGCAGATTGGTGCAGCACTGGATGCTAAGAGCTACACATTCGACGGTACCATGGTTCCTATCCATGACTCAGGCTTCAAGTTCAACTGGCGTGACCCCGTATTTAACAAAGGTTCTGCACTTTCTTCTCTGGCTGATGCTCAATCAGGTTCCGTCGATGACGTTCGTCGCCAGTACGTGGATTACATCTGGGAAGGTTTCCGTGATGCAGCAGGTAACTACATCAAGTTTGATGATAAGACTTGGAAAGGGCTGCGCCATGACGAGCGTGTAGCGCAGGTTACGCTGACTGTTAACTTTGCAACCAGCACTGACCCGAAAGCCATGCGAGCGGCAGCTATTGCTCTGCGTGACGTTCTGAAACTGCAAAACCTGCAATATGGTCAACAGACGTGGTACGTATCCAGCGAAATTATGTCCAACTGGGAACAGTATTTCGATGTGAATTCACTGCGTGCCGTATTGGAGGAAATCTCTAAGCTCTCTGGCATTTCAGCCATCAAAGAAGATGCTGAACTGACTGGCAACGAGATTGTGATTGTCCCGCTACAGGCTGGAGTAATCGCACCTATCGTTGGTCAAGCGTTTGGTACCGTGGCTGATCCGCGTCAGTTCTATAACTCAGATTATGTGTGGCGCACTTGGGGTGCTGCTGGCCTTATGGTTAAGCAGGACATCAATGGTCACTACTCTGTAGTCCACGCATCTAGCTAAGGAAATAAAATGGCACTCGTAAAAGTTTTGGTAGCAAACCTTTTTGCCGGTGCCAACTTCCAGAAACTGGAGGTTGGTCAGGTTTATGATGTTGACGATGCGGTCGCTGAGAAGTGGATCGCACAGAGCAAGGCTGAGAAGTCAACTGAGAAGAAAGGTGAGAAGTTGGTATTTGAAGTCGCAACACCTTCAGTGCCAGTGAAAACCGATTTAACCGGTATTCAAAAGCAGCTCGATGAAGCTCTTGGTCAGGTGAAAGCTCTCACAGAAGAAGCGGAAGCGAAAGAAAAGGCGCACTCAGAAGCTCTGGAAGCAGCGACTAAGCGAGCCGATGAAGCGGAAGCGGCACTGGCGGCAGCGATTAAAAAGGATAAGTAACCATGGCTGACCCAATTACAGCGGCAGACGTGCAACAGTTTCTCGGTGAGTTGGGTTATTCCATACCAGCATCTCTGCTGGAGCCGATTCTCTGCGTCGTGAACAAGATTATTCCGTGCCTCAATGGTGCGGGATATGACGATTGCTCCGCAAAACTCATCCTGATGTATGCAGCTGCATTAATGGCTACATCGTCCGGTGCGCGGCGTATCAAATCGCAGGGTGCACCGTCTGGTGCATCCCGTTCCTTTGAGTATGGTGATGACAGTATCACCTGGCTGCGAGACTCGCTGGCGAAACTCGATACCAGCGGATGCACTAGTGAGCTACCGATTAGTGCAGGTAACAGCGTTGGCCTGTTCATGGTTGTCGGGGGTTGCTGATGGCGTGGATTGACGTAACAGAACGCAGTCCCAAACCCTTCGCTCGCGTTTGGGTTCGCACTGATACCGGACGGGAAACCACCGGCTATGTGAATAGCTCCGGTGAGTGGGTGATTAACTGCAAGCGCATTCGTGATAGCGGTGCAAAGGTCGAGAGGTGGCGAGAATGACAAGAACTGGCGGCCTCTTAAAATATGACTCTCAATACGTTATGGGTGAGTCACTAAACGGCTACTTAATGCCACAAGACACACTAAACACCACGATGAAGGCTACCGCATGAGTGGTGCGGTTAATGTGTCAATGGCTTTATCAATTGGGGTTTGTGATGAGCAGCGTTGCAAATTGGAGTTACACAGCAGCAGCCACTATCTGGCGAATATTAGGCACTGATGAATATGGTGATCCGTTAGGTTGGTCTACTCCAGAAGTCATCATGTGCGATTACGAGGGTGGCCTGAGCAAGCGCATTGGCAGCCTAGGATCTGAGGTCGTCGTCAAAAATACGATATGGACTGAGTATTCATCAGCCACCGCTGGAGACTACTTGTTAATTGGTGAATCAGCAGAATTGGACCCTGTAGCGGCTGGTGCTGACGAAATCAGACAGGTAATTAGGTTCGCAGACACCTTTGAGCGATTAGTAGATGATTACGCATTAATCACAGGTGTATAGCCATGGGACTTAAGGTGAAGGGAATATCTAACGCCAAAAAGAACCTCAACGATTTGATTAATGACGTTAAGGGGCGCAAAGCCGTTAGAGCGATTCAATCAGCGCTTATTCTTGGTTCAGCTCGAGCGGCATATTACACGCCCATCGATACATCCACTCTTATCAACTCTCAGTTTAGAGAAATGGACTTTAGTGGCGTGCTGATTACTGGACGGGTTGGCTACTCTGCAAACTATGCTGCTTATGTTCATGAGATGTCAGGCAAGTTAAAAGGTCAGCCGCGTGCGCACTTTGGTGTGACAAGCAACCACTCCTCGCTCGGCCCGCAAAAGCCGAAAAAATTCGGCGGTGGAACGGAAAAAGGCAATTACTGGGACCCTCACGCCGAACCGCACTTCCTGAGCAAAGGGTTTGATGAGGAGAGAGAGGCCATCGATAAGGTGATGTTAAAGGAGCTCTCTTTATGATCCCTATGATGTACGAACGTGTCAGGAATATGTTTGCTAAAGCAGGGCTAACGGCTGGCTTTATTGAGCAGTTGCTTATGTTCGATGACCCCAATGACCTTTCAAAAGCTGTAATGGTTTTCAGGTCTAATGGTGGATCAGCGATTCGTAACGACCTAGGCGCAGAGCATTACGTGTTAGTTGACGTTGTGGGTGCCAAAAGCAAGAGAAACGAGGCGGCTTTAACAGTGCAGCGCATAGTTGACTACATACAGCAAAACCCGATGGCGGACGAGTGTGTTGGGTATATTCAAAATATGGGAGCCATCCCCGCGCCAGTGCTAACTGACGAAGGTCGGATTGTCTTCCGTTTGCAGTTCTCATGCACTTACGGCGAATAGCCAGAAACATATTAAATCACCCGCTTCGGCGGGTTTTCTTTTTTATACGAAAGAGGAACCACAAATGGCTAATTGCCAAAACTCGAATGAACGCCTATTTGGCGGTGCAGTCGTTCTTGAGGTTGCCGATGGCTGCGCAGATACGGTCCCGTCAGAATCGGAATGGATGGCGTTGGCTGCTGGCACATCCAAGGGCTTCGACTTCAACCCAAACACTGTCACGTCTGATGCGGATGATGGCGGCGGTTACGTTGAAACCATCATCACTAACAGTGATTTCACCATCTCGTTTGAAGGTGAGGTTCGCAAGAAAGACAAACTGGATCAGTACGGTGTCGGCAAGTTCATCGAATATTTTGCCGGTGAGCTTAAAGCTAAGCGCCAGCCCGGTATCTGGGTGCGCATGGATTACGGCCCTGTTGAGTTTGTTGGGTATATGAACATCACAGCGCTGAGCTCAGATGGTGGGACTAACGATATCGTTACTTTCTCTACTGAGTTCAAGGTTGGCGATGCAAGCACAATCGAAGTGAATGCCGCTGATGCTTTAGCCTTCACCACAGATTTGACGCCCACAAAGTCAGTTGCAACTGGTTCTGCGCTGAATATGTCTGTTGTTGCCTCAGGTGGTGTCACTCCATACACCTACGTCTGGAAAAAGGATGGCTCCACTATCAGCGGGCAGACTACGGCTACTTTTAACAAAGCCAGTGCGGCATCTGGAGATGCAGGTGTTTATACCTGCGAGGTAACTGATGCATCACTGCCGGCGCAGAAAATCACATCTGCAGCATGCACCGTAACCGTCAGCTAGCAGCTATTACAAAGGGTGGCTGTGCTGCCCTTGATAATAACCGTTCATTGGAATGAGTCATGACAGCATTAATTGATATAGGAGAAGTTTCGATTAGTGATAGTCGAGACGGGGGAAAGGATTATTTATTAAGCCCATCATTTGAAGCCATGACGCGCATTGGAAATCCTAATGAAATTGTTGAAGCATACGCCATTGTCCATGGAAGTGAAATGAGCGGGTTTCTTACCGGATATGCGAGTGCTTTTGGGAGACTTCCTGATTGGCTTTCATCTTCGCTATACCGCGTGGCAGAGAAAATGCTTTCTACATCAATGAGGGTTATTCAGGCCTGTTGTCAGGATGATTTAACGCCAATGATCGGAGAATGGAAGGGGTGGAAATCTTGTGTGGTGTATCGTCCGGGGCAAATGCCACGAAATGACATCATTGTCATGGCGCAGCACTTACTACAGCACGGAGTTGTTGGAAAAGCGAAGGTAAGAAGATTGCAGCGCCATGAGACCGGAGAAACAACCAATTCGTTCAGTGCATTCGATTATATCAGCGCTGCACGGAGTCACTTCGGAATGAGTCGTGATGAAGCATCCAAATTAACGATGACAGAATTACAATTCCTGCTGGCAGCTAAGTACCCAGATCAGAATGGTTTCACTCGCGAAGAGTACGAATCTGTAGCAGATGAATTCCTTGCCAGACAAGCGGCAAGAAGGGCCAGAGCAGCAAAATAATTACTGGAGAATAAAATGGCAGGTGAAAAAAGTGCCGGTAGCATCGTTTATGAAATCAGCGCCGACGTTGAGCCTCTGCTGCAAGGTGGTAAACAGGCCATTGATGCTCTGGATAAATTAGACGCTGCCGCCCAGCAGTCAGGAAAGGGGATGGATAACCTAGACCAGAGTGCATCACAAACCGGATCTGCTTTTACAGAACTGGCAGGTTATGCCAACTCCATGGACAACCAGTTGCGCAAGCTGAACACCAACGTCAGTGGTATTGCAAGAGCAATGGAAGAGGCTCGCAGCGGCACAGGGGGAGCCAGCAGTGAATTTAGCCGTGCCGAATCTATCATTGAAGCGCTAGGTAATCAGTTAGCGGTACTGGATGAAGCTCAGGAGAATGGCGCCCGTAGTGCTGCCGTACTTGCCGCTCAGTTGAGAGCTGGCTCAAAAGCTTCTGATGAAGAGAAGCAAAAAATAGGCGAGTTAACTGGTCGCCTTTTCGATATGAAGACCGGGGTAGAGACTGGATCAAAAAGCCATGGAAAATGGAAAACCAGTATGCAACAAGCTGGTTATCAGGTTCAGGACTTTATTGTACAGGTTCAAGGTGGGCAATCTGCGCTTGTAGCATTCTCACAGCAGGGTTCGCAGTTGGCGGGGGCGTTCGGACCCGGCGGCGCGGTTATTGGTGCCGTCATTGCATTGGGTACAGTCATCGCTGGTACGCTGATTACATCTTTAAATGGCGGCAAAAACGCCATGGATGCACTTAAAGATGCAGCAGAGGCAATGGATAAGGTTATTACCGTTTCCCAGAACGGGGTAGCCGCGCTGTCAGATAAATATGCTCTGCTGGCCAAGACGAATGCTGAGGTTGCTACGCTGATGCGCAACCAAGCACTTCTTGAATACAACGAGGCGATCAACAAAATCCCGAAAGCGATTAGCGATGCTTCCAGCTCACTTCTCTCCTTTGGTGACAAGGCGCTCTCTGCATTTTCCGGAGGCTACGCTTCGGTTGATGGATTTAACGATCGCCTTTCTGCTCTGAATATCACGACCGATGATTACTCTCAGGCAATGAAGCAGGCTTTTGGAGCGGGACAGGCTTTCAATGCTACGACGATGAGCATTGGCAACACTGTTGGGGCAGTAGCAGATAAGTTCGGTATATCAGAGCAGAAAGCATTCGAGTTCAGCAAGCAGCTTTCTGATATTGCTAAAAACCCTACTCCAGAGGCTTTGCAACGTCTTGCGGCGGAGTTGCAGAACACACAGAGCTCTACTGAGAAAGGGCAGACAGCGTTAACAGCATTTATCGGTACGCTGGTTAACCTATCTCGTGAGGCTGTCACTGCGAAAGGCAATGTGGCGGCGCTTAAACAGGAAACTGACAACCTAACCTCAGGGCAGAAAAACCTAATCAAGCAGTCCGAGCGTAATCTTGCGCTGTCAAAGCTTCAGGGAGAGGCTAGGGCTCGTTTGCAGGCTCAATACGCTGCTGAAGATGCTGGCTTTGCGAAGGATGATCCTCACGCTAAGCAGATGGAAGATGACGCTGCCGCTACGTACAAAAATACACAGGCGCAGAAGACACTTCAGTCAGAGCATAAAAAAGGCGCTTCTCAGGCTGATTCTATTGCCCAAAAACTGGCGAACCTGAAACAACAGTCAGAACTCGCTGCCGACTCAACAAATAAGCTGAGCCGTGAACAGGCGATGCTCAATGCGGAGCAGTCACTTGGGAAAGGGGCTACTCAGTCGCAGCTCGCGGAGGCCCGTCAATATGCTGCTGCAAAGTGGGATACGGCCAACGCCATAAAAGCGCAGGCGGCGGCGGAGAAACTTCTTCCTGAGAATAGAGAAAATGCAAGCTATCAGCAGGATATACAAGATTTAAATACAGCTCTTTCAGCTAAAAAAATTAGCCAAGAGCAATACAACCAAACAATGGAGCGACTAGAAGAATCGCATCAAGCTAATATTGCGAAAATTCGCGCACAGCAGGCAGTTTCTCCACAACAGGAAGCATTAGGGCAGATAGACCCTGTCCAACAGTTAGCTAATGAACATGCTAAAAAGTTAGCTCTCATACAGCAGTTCGAAACTAAGAAGGGAGTGATCACAGCCAATGGACTGGCGCTGATGAATGCTGCTAACACTGAGTATGAAGCTCAGAGAACGGCTGCGCAGTGGGAGTTATTTTCTCAACAAAGTACGGCTAATCAGATGCTCGCGTCTTCGCTTGACGCACTGGGTAACAACGCATCAAGCGCATTTGCTGGGATGCTAACTGGAACAGAAAGCGTAAGCGATGCAATGCGTGGTTTAGCTAACTCTGTTGTGAACCAGCTAATAAACTCATTTGTTCAAATGGGAGTCGACTGGGTTAAGTCTGCAATTATGGGGCAAACTGCAACCGTAGGCGCGGTGGCGGCTTCTACTGCCGCGCAGACTGCTGGCATTGCCACAACAACTACGGCAGGTGCAGCGGCAGCAGCGACGCAAACAGCGGCATGGACACCGGCAGCAATGCTTGCATCCATCAGTACATTAGGTGGAGCGGCAGCTATTGGTATCGGCGCGGTGGTTGGTGCTCTCGCTATGGGGATTGCTGGGGCTCGTAAAAATGGCGGTCCAGTATCTGCCGGTTCTATGTATCAGGTCGGTGAAGGCGGAATGCCTGAAATCTTCCGAGCCAGCAATGGCAGTCAGTACATGATACCCGGAGATAATGGCTCGGTTATAAGCAATAAGGACATTTCCAGCGGTGGCGGTGGCAACATTCAGGTATCAGTCGTATTCAACGATTACACGTCTGGAAGCCACTCATACGACGCACAAGCATCGCAAGATGGAAACAATCTCACCATTCAAGCTTTCATCACGGACATGGACCAGAAGGGGCCTATGCTTTCCGCCATAGCACGTAACACCACAGCAACACCACGCGCATCAGGGGGCTAAGATGGCTATTCCATACCCAGATTGGCTGCCGCTGGCGCAGAAATCTGATAAGAGTCCGGAAACAGATGCCGGATTCAGAACAGATCAGCCTTTGGTCGGTGCGCCAATCTTCCAGAAGTTAACAGACGATTTAAAAACGTCATTCTCTCTCAAGTGGATATTCACGGTAACACAGCATCGCGCCTTTATGCAGTGGCTTCGCAGCCCGAACTATCTTGATAACTGTAACCAGTGGTTTTCCATGCGCCTGAATAACGGCACCGGAGACACAGGTTTAGAGTTGCAGGAGTTGCACTTCACCGCGTGGCCAACGTGGAACCAGACGGGAAATATCTTCACGTGGTCGGGGAATGTCATCTGCCGGAAGCTGAATAACGCTGATGATGAGTTCGACGATATCATTGTTGAGCTGCCACCACCGTGGAATAGCTGGCTGGATATTATCGTCACTGGCTATCCTGATGACCGTGACTCTGAATCATTACCTAGGGTGCCATAATGCCAACACTTAGAGAGTATAGGGCTCAGCGCCCGAACCGGATAATCTACGAGACTATTGAGTTTCATCATGTTTCGTTTGGCAGTTTCTATCTGGTAAATAACCAAGTTTTTCCGAAGACGCTCGGCGGCGTGGAGTATAAGCCATGCCGCTTCGAGCTTTCGGAAAGCCAGCAAAGCAGCACTCCAATAATCGATTCGACGATTAAGTTCAGCAGGCTTGCGCAGGACTTTAAGCAACAGTTGAAGGTTTGGCGTTCGTATAGCCGCATTGAACCAATTACCGTGACCTATCGGCTGTTTGACTCTAAAGACATGACAACGGCGATCAAAGAATGGCAGTTGTATGTCAAAGACTGTTCTCTCGATGCTGATAACGTCAACATCTCACTATCAATGACTAACCCGCTCAATACCAACGTGGCCTTGCTGTATGACCCAGCAGAATGGCCCGGTCTCGAAATCGGATAAACCATGAATAAATCTGACTTTATCAAACGGATGATCGGCGTTCCGTGGGCTAACCGCGCCTGCTCCATGGACGCTTGTGACTGCTGGGGACTCGTAGCCCTTTATTACCGTCATGTGCTTGGCCAAGAAGTGCATCACAAAGCTGGGTATGAAAGTAACCGTGATTTCCTTACCTGTTATCGCGAAGAAGTGGTGTTTTGGCAGCGGGAGCCAATTCCCGTCGAGGATGGCATTTTTGTTGGCTATATGGGGCGTAGAGCTGAGCATGTGGGTTTAGTGCTCAATGGAATGGCGTTGCATAGTCGCGGCCTCAATGGCTCTGTGAGGCTCGACAAACTGCGTGTAATTGAAAAAGTTTTCACTAAAGTGGAGTTTTATTCGTATGGCACTTCTAGAAATACAGCACTTACCGGGAGTGCCGAAAGAGAGGATTAAGCTGGCCAACGGCGATAACTTTTATAATTGGTTGGAGCAGCAAGCGTTTGACAGGGATATTGTTATTGTCATCAATGGCGTGCTGGCTGATGAGGAAACAGAACTTTCGGTTGAACTAACAGAGCTTCATCGCATCCAGATATTCAATCAGCCGCATGGTGTAGTGAGTGATATTTTAAATCCTATTTTCAAGCTAGTTACAAAAGTATTCTCCTTCCTTGCACCTAAACCTTCTTTCTCTGCCGCAGATACAAATTCAAAAGAAAGCCCGAACAATAAGCTGACCGGTCAAACTAATATTGCACGCACGTATCAGGCGCGGCCAGATATATATGGGCAAGTTCGCTCGTACCCTGATCTCATCCAGCAATCAATGTTCGAGTACGTAAACAACTTGAAGCAAGTAACCGAGTGGATGAATTTCGGCATTGGTTATTACACTGTTGAGAACGTCAGGTATTCAGAGTCCACATTGGGGTCATTGGCCGGTGCCAGCTATCAGGTATTCCAGCCGGGCGAAGTAATACCTGTAATCTATGAAGGATTCGAGTTTGATGATGTAGACGGACAAGAATTGCCGGGCCCCAACGAAAGTGAAGATATTCCTATTGAAAGCGCGACAGCTAACGAGGTTGTTCAGGGGGTATTTTCTGGCAATCAAATCAGCATGAAAATTGTTAAGCAGTCTGAGTTTGATTATTTCTATGGATTGTCATTCCCGCATGCTGTTTCATTCGTCATTAACGTTACGTATAACACCGCGAGTGGGACGGTAACAAAAGATATAACCTTAAATGCTGATCTGATTAATGCAGAGATAACGGATGATGGTTCGGTTATAGATCCGGAGTATTACTACACGTTTTACTTCAACAATCTTAGCGGTTCTGACGCATCAACCACACCATCGACGGCCACAATAAACAACACGAAATTTATTCTTAACGATAATCAGCCGTTAATTGTCGGTCCATTCTTTGCCCCTGTAGCGGGGGACCAGCTATGGGTCCATTTAAATGCGCAACTAGGGGATGGAAACTGGGCATCTACGGCGATAACAATCTGGAAAGTTGATGGCGATAACATTCAGATACCGGGTACGACAGAACACTTTACTGCTGGTTTCGATGAGGTTTCAAAGACAGATAACTACTATCTTACGAAGAAAATAACTCCGGCAGCGGGATATGGGCGGTATGCGCTTCAGTTTAACAGGCTAGAGAATAGCAATGACTCAAGCGTGCTTAAACTCGAAGAAATACATTCGGTGCGCGTAAGAAGTAACGAAGTCCATTCTGATGACTCTTTAGTTCGTGTAACCGTGAGGGCGACAGAGCAGGCAACAGGGGCTCGTGATCGCAAATACAATGCACTCGTTACGCGTCACACCATCAGCTATGACATAAACACTCGCACAGTTGATTATACGCTTAGACCTTCACGCAGCTTTGCTGATGCTGTCGCGCATGAGTGGCTAGTGATAGGGAAGCAGCCAGCAGACACGATAGACCTGTACGAACTCTACAGCATCTATCAGTCATTGCCTGACTCACGGCTTGGATATTTCGACTATACGTTTGACGATGAGGACATCTCACTCGGTAACCGCGTGGAGACCATCTGCAACGCGGCGCGAGTAATCGCGTACTGGGATGATGGCGTTCTGACGTTCGCCAGAGATGAGCGCAAAGAGTTCCCGTCTGCCGTATTCAACAGAGCAAACATCGTAGCTGATGAGTACAAAATCAGTTACGACATGACGATGCCAGGAGGATACGACGGTGTAGAAATCGAGTATGTCAGTCCGAAAACAAACAAGAAGACCTATATCCGGTATCGCATTACGGACACAGGTATTGTTGAGCAAGCGGCATTATCTCCTCTGAAAATATCGCTTAGTGGATGCCGTAACGAGTACCAAGCAAAGGATAGGGCGCTTCTGGAAGTTAACCGGCTGGTCAGCTCACGCATGAAGATGAACATGAAGACGCTGGCAGACGGTGAATATGTTTCACCGGGGGAAATGATTGTTGTCGCCGATACTTACGACACAAACCAGCAAGCTGGCTATATCGTTGCGCGGAACGGCAATGACTTTGATACGAGCGAGCAGATTAACTTTGCTGGCGACATGTATGTCAGGGTAACCGACGCGATCGGAAACTCTACTGACAAAATCAAAGCATACCCACGCGCAGACACTAAGTTTGGATTCACAGCAGCGGTACCGAATATCACGCTCAATATCTTCGACGGCTACAACGTTCAATCCCCATCTCGCTATGTCATCGCAACAACGGAAGAAATGGAGGCCATGCGCTGGCGAGTATCAGACAAGAAACCCAACTCTGACGGTACGTTCTCACTGACCTGTGACGAGTATTTCGACGCGAAACCAGACTACAACGTCTAACTAACACGTGCTATTTGTTCTTTTTGTTAGGATTTCTGCGCATTTTTATCAGGGCTTCAATTCTGTTTGCATAACCAGTTATACGGGAACTTAATTCTGCAATGATTGTATCAATCTTAGTATTTTTAAGTTCCGCATCTTCTTCTGGTGCTATGTCAGGGTTGTCAAAATAGATGCTTTTCCATTCTTCTACAAAAGCATAGCTTTCATCTTTTTTAGTGGGATCTAAAGCATCCTGAAGCACCTGAATAATTTCTGAGTTCATCGATCTGCCATTTTGTTTGGCTCTTTCAGCAATCGCATCACGTAAGCCATCAGGCATCCTGACAGTAAATCTTTCAACAAAGGCGGGGTTTTCTTTATCAGTCATTTTCTTCAGCCATAATTATTTGTGCAAAATACAGTAGCATCATATTGACATTATCCACAATGACATCATAATGGTGTTAGACATCAAAATGATGTCATGCATAAAAGGAAAAGGTAAATGCAAGATGTACTTTATACCGGACGCAAGAACGAGAGCTTCCAACTTCGCTTGCCTGAACGCATGAAAGAAGAGATCCGCCGCATGGCAGAGATGGATGGTATTTCAATTAACTCTGCGATTGTGCAGCGCTTGGCTCGTTGCTTGAGAGAGGAAAGATCTAATGCAGCGTAAAAATGACGAAACCCCGAAGGCTGGCACCAACGAGGTTTCTATTTTGTCAGTAACTACCAAGGAACTAACAATGAAGAGTATAGCAACGCAGATCTCCACAATCAACGTACCGTTTCATGGTCAATCGTTATCCACTATTTTCTATAATGGACAGCCTTTTGTTGCCATGCGTCCTATCGTGGAAAATATCGGAATTGATTGGGCTGGTCAGACGGTAAAACTAAAGAAGCAAAAGGAAAAGTTTGGGTGTTGCGATATCTCAACACCTTCAAATGGTGGTGTTCAATCTATGCTCTGCTTGCCGTTGAAGAAACTCAACGGCTGGCTGTTCAGCATTAATCCTGAACGAGTGCGTGCAGATATTAAAGATAAACTCATCCAGTATCAGGAGGAATGCTTTAGCGTTCTGTACGAGTACTGGTCTAAGGGGGAAGTGAAGCCAAAGGCAGGTAAGACTACCGTTGACGAGCGTACCCCGTTGCGCGATGCAGTAAACATGCTTGTCGGCAAGAAAGGACTACGTTATGACGATGCTTACAATATGGTTCATCAGCGCTTTGCTATCGACAGCATTGATGAGCTTGAACTATCCCAAATACCCCAAGCCGTAGAGTACATCCACCGTGTTGTATTGGATGGTGAGTTTATCGGTAAGCAGCTTGAGCTCCCTGCGGTAGAAAAACAATTCACTGATGAAGAAGTTTGCTCGCTTGCATGGCTATGGTTGCTGGCAGATAAGATGCGCGAACATGCATCAGAAACTTATCCAGCCTTGAAGCAACTCGAATCGCGTTATGCAGGGGAGGCTTATGACCTTGCAAATGAGTTCAAATATTGGCTAGACCAAACAATGGCCACCTTATCTCGCGAGGCCGCCCATATAAAGCCAAGCGAAAAATTTAAGTGCATTGATGCGTTAAATCACTTAAAGCAAAATCAATGGCGTACTGCTTTGATGGCAGCTCACTAACAGCAACTACGAAATTTACGTAGTTATCTACACCAACCCGCTTCGGCGGGTTTTTTATGGAAAAATTATGGCCACCACACCTACAAATTTACCTGTCCCAAGTGAATCAGCCCGTGACCTGAAATTTAACGCAGGAAAAATCGATGAATTCGTTACCTCGCTTGCCCTGCAATATATTGACCGATTTGGCGGAAAGCATTACACGATTGAAGGTTTACGCAAGCTAGCTTTCGATGCCATTAGTGGCTTTGGCTGGATACTGGTTGAATCATTTGAAGATGGAGCAACGCTGGCACTGCCAAACCAAGCGCTGCTTTGGGAATCAAATGGTGAGTATTACCGCTGGGCTGGAACATTGCCAAAAACCGTACCTGCCGGATCAACCCCTGACTCTACAGGGGGAGTGGGGCCTGATGCATGGGTAGGAATTGGGGATGCTGCGTTAAAAACAATGCTGGCCACTTCAGTCGGCTCAAGCATGATTGGCATGGAAGCAGGCGGAACATTAGATCAGGTGATCCAGTACGTCACCCCTGAGCAATTCGGCGCGATAGGTGATGGCACCGTACATCCACTTTCCGAGCGTTATTCCACACTTGCTGCGGCACAGGCTGTTTATCCATTCGTGACTGCATTAACTCAAACTATCGATTGGGCTGCATGTCAGGCAGCAGAGAATTACGCGAGAGGGAAGTGTCCGGTAAGGTGTCCATTCTTCGCAAGATATCATTTTGGCGATAGCCATTACCTTGAGCTAGGAATAAATAGCAAATGGTTCGGAGGTGTCAACGTTAATCGTGATTCTGGTGGGACCAGAATGATCAGAACAATACCATCATCTAAGCCATCCTTTGGTCAAGACTGTGTAGTTCGTGTTATGGATGCCACTAAGGCGGGAAGTTCTGATGAGTTCGTGCGAGGAATAGTTTTTGATGGTTTTGTTTTAGATCGGGGAACAGAAAGAAGAGCAGCCAGCAAAGGAACAGGTACCATCTGCTTCCATGCTAACTATGGCATGGGTATGACGTTAGGATTAATTGCATTTGGTGCTGAATATGGTGTTTTCGGATACAGTTTCTGGGCGAGTACTGGATGGTTAAAAATAGACAGTTGCCACAAGGCATTTTGGGCAGATGCAACATTAATAACCCCAGAGAATCCATCAGTTCTTTCAGGTGCTGTAAATACAACATTTGATTTTGATGTTAGAATCGATGCGTGTGTATTTGGGTTAGTGCTTAATCGTGTAAAGTATTCAAAGTTTACAGGATATATTGAAGGTATTGCTGTTAGTACTCCATCAGTGGAATTCCCAATTTATGATAGTGATAATGAAACAGCTATTGCGATTACAGCAGTTAGATGCGATAGCATTGATGTTACTGAAATGGGTATTGAATACTGGGAAGGAGTTCATGTTTATTCTAACGAATCAACGATAAGCATTAATATGTCTTGGACACAGGATAAGTTTCTAAAGAACACCACTGGTAAACATGGACCATATCAGGCTATATCTCAATTAACAGGTGTTACAGAACTATTTACACTGCCATCAACAAATAATAGCTATTACTACTCAGTCAACAAATCGCTATTAACTCTTAGAAACATTACCGGAGATATGACAGGGTCCCAATTTGCAAATACATTTCTAGTGACAGTCGACGCAAATGCAAGATTTTTGATGATGAATACAGGCGTTTATTTCGGGTCATCAAGGTTAATAGCTCCTGCAAATTGGGTAAATATTGAGTGTATAAATGATCCATTTATGCCTAATTATTTGGTACCAGAGGGGTTCTCATATGAAGGGAGGGGGATTTGTAGTGCGAGCAAGTGGTCAAATAAAACGATAAATGCCGGAGATGGCAGAGTTACACTTGATGCCCCTTCTGGGTGGAAGATTATTGATTTTTCAGCTTATGTAGTAACTGGCACAATATCACAAACTAGAAGCTATTCGCCTGTTGGAATTTCATCCACATCAGATACGCAGATTATTTTGCAGACCGGAGTGGACACTACTGGTTTTTCTATAACCTACAAGTTGAAACTAAAGGTAACAAAGTAGAGAGAAAGCCCCTTTCGGGGCTTATATTTTAAATCCCAGTGGGTATTCTGTGGTTGTAAACCATTATTATCATCCCATCGTAACTTAGAACTTCATCAGGCTTTCCTATAGTAGACTCGACACTACTTTTGCATAAATCTAATTCTGCACACTGATCTCCAGTATTGCCTTTTCTTAAAGCAATGAACTGTCTCTCAGGTTTTGATTTTACGAATTCATTCGTATGCCAAAACTTCATTGTTTGGACGCGAGCATCCTTAAAATTGATAGCACCTGTTTTTTTATGAAAATACACGGGAGTTATATGTATGTCGCCTCCAGAGAGCCAATTAACACCCATAGACATTCCCCAAAAACTACCATATCCGTAAGTAAGATCATGATGCTTAAGGAAGTCTATATACGAATTGACAGGGTTATCGTTAAGTTTGTATCGAAGACTCATTGATGAGTATCCATAAATGCACGTTACAAGACTTAACAGCAAAGGTATTGTTAACAGCATGGCTCGCTTTGAAGAAGATGCCACTGTCAATAGCACGATAACCATTGGGACAACATTAAGATAAAATCTTTGGTGTGGAGTCTGATCTCCAATTATTGAAGAAGAATAAATTCCAGCGATAGACATGATAGAAAATATTGCGATGTAGCGAGTTGCACCTCCGCGTTTTATGCATATCAATACGGCATACAAGCACACAAGAGACCATGTAAAGAAAACTGCATACATGAAATATGAGTTGTCTATATTTGTTATTGGCAATATCTTTGCTGTTATTTCAACAGCAAGTATTGCATTCTTCATCATAACATCAAAAGGCGCTAAGCTAAACGAGTGCACAGGAAGGCCAATGATTTTTTGAATTATATTAGAGGCTGCCAATGCAAAAAAAACAGCATATATAATTGCATTTCTTTTTGTATTTTTATCAAAGGCAATAGTAGCGCATTCGGTTATTATCATAGGAAGGAAAAAAGCCGCCAGAAGCCATGGATCAGATGCGCTTGCAAGCAGAGATATCAAAGAGCAAACAACAGGTATAAATATGTTTTTATTTTTTATACTGTATAGAAATAAAACAAACACAACGAAACCATACGCGTTGGTTGAGTTATGCGAGAATGGGTGTGAGAAGTATCCATGTCTGTATAAGTCTGGAGAAATAAATGTTATGCATATTAAAGCAAGTAATGCTAAATATCCGCCTGAATATGACTTAACAAGCTCTGTTACGCATACTGTGATAACAAATATGAATATCGCGCTTGATAATACTAATGGCAAGAGACCATCATCACCAAGAAGGAAAAACAAAGCAAAGTTTAAAGGATAGACGGTAAAGTACCAGTTATCAAATGTTGGTTGCCATTGAGTGAACGACTCCCAGCCACGGTCCAAGAATGCCCTCCATACTAGCGGACTATTGGCAGCATCGGCATCACCGGACCATAAGTAACTATATCTGGAAGTAAGATAAAGAGACACGCAAAAAGATATAAGATATAAAAATAACCAAAAAGCTCTGCTATCAGATAGCTTATTCATAATTTATTACCATCCTTTAATATATAACGAGGCCTTTTTTTGGACTCAACATAAATCCTGCCAATATACTCACCAAGAACGCCAATACCAATCAATTGAACACCGCCTAAGAATAAAATTGCAGTCATCAAAGATGGATACCCCGGAACAGGGTTTCCCCAAATGAGCTTGTCAATAATCATCCATGCGGCATAAATAAAGGCAAAAGCAGAAACACCGAGTCCAATATAAGTCCAGATACGGAGTGGGAACGTAGAGAAGCTTGTTATTCCCTCGAGGGCAAGGTTCCATAGCTTCCAGCCGTTGAACTTAGATTCTCCCGCACATCGTTCGGCCCGAGAATACTCAACCACTTCAGTTTTACCACCAACCCAAGAAAGGATACCCTTCATGAACAGGTTACGCTCTGGAAGCTTCTGAATATTTTCGACCGTCTCACGAGACATCAGCCGGAAGTCGCCCACATTATCTTCAATTTTTGGCGAGCTGATTTTGTTGTGAAGTTTATAGAACATTTCAGCAGATTTACGCTTTAGATGCCCATCTGTTGAACGGTCGGTGCGCTTGGCTAGAACCATATCTGCGCCATTTCTCCACTTCTCGATAAGGAGTGGAATAACTTCAATAGGGTCTTGCAGATCGACATCAATTGGAATGACTGCATCACCAGAAGCATGGTCAAGCCCAGCGAATAGAGCAGGCTCTTTGCCGAAGTTTCGTGTGAAGTTTAAGGATTTAACGAGTTTATCTGAAATAGATAGTGCATTAATAATGTCTTCTGTTGAGTCTTTACTTCCATCATTGATGAAAACAATCTCAACGTCATATTCCTTTAGCGGCTCATATTCGCGAACTGCTTTATAGAAAATAGGTATCGTGTCCTCTTCATTGAAGACAGGAACAACCAACGAGATTTTCACTGCTTTTCACTCCGGAAAACGATGAACTTAGAATAGAAGAATCCACACACAAGGCTGATAGCCGAGAAGGCAACCAGTGTAAATATTGGGGGGAAACCACATGCTTCAGATGCCCATCCTGTAGCGACGCTTAGCGCCCCCATGAACCCGATATAAAGCATATATCGCATGGTCGTAGTTTGAGCCTTGAATGTGAACCTGGCGTTTGCAAAGAAAGAGAAGGTGACAGCAACACAGAACGCAGCAAAGTTGCTGAGGGCTTGATCATTCTTAACGCCATAGAAAATTATGGCAAAAACCATCCAATGAATGGCCGTGTTCACAACACCTACAGATATGTATCTGGAAAAAAGCTTAAGCATTTGTCAATAAGAGTAATTTTAAGTGATGGCAGAGTTTAGCATTTGAGAGACTTCTGATCAGCTATTGATCGCATGGTACCCTCACTTATGAGGGCACCATCGGGTGGGGCTAGTGCTTAATATCACGAAGATATGGAAGTATGCGCTGCCAGTTCTGAGAGATACGCTGCTGATTTTCAATGTGCATTGATTCACGCGCTAGGGCTTTCTGTGCGTTGTTTAGCGTGTAGTTGAACTCGTATCCAATATCGTAAAAGCGACCAGCATACTTTGATCCGAGGTCTACGAGTATGGGGTAGAGTTTCCTAGCGTCAGTTCGCATTTTGTCTGCTGTGCTCCATAGATAGCATAGAGAACAGAACTCTTCGTCTGACAGGGTGATCGTATGAGTTTGTGGTTTTACCGGAGCTACTTCTTGGCTATTTTCTTTCTGGCTGAAGTAGCAATCTTCCAGCTTCTCGAACACTTCCCACGCTTGGTCAGTTTCCAGCATCTTTGCGTGTCTGGCTGCGCCGCGTTCTGTCCAGAGGATGAGTGAGCGAGTTTTGGGGGAGATTTGTAAGTCACCAAAAGTGATTCGCAAAGTTGTCAGCTCTTCTCCAACAATCTTGAAGTAATGCTTTCCGACAACAAAACGATCGGCGTTGCTGCGGTGATTTTTGGTTATCGAATGCGCAGTCGTGCCATATAAACGCGAAAGTAACTCGGTGGTAATTACGGGGATTTGATTATGGGTTATCTGAGATAGGGTTTCAGCAGAAATATGAGTGGTCAT